GTCTCTTTTTCCCCGAGGGATTTTGGGGTGTTTGAAGCACCTATATTTGAGGAGAAACAAACCGGATGAAACCAGATAATCAAAGAATACTTCCAGCTCTTTCACGATCAATTGATTTTGCACAAGAGAATGGTTGGATTACAGAAGCAGATTTGGGTGGGGTTGCCATGATGATGACTTATGCAGGCCTTATGGATAATTCAAATCAAAGTGACCCAATGATTGTTAAGTGGGGCGCTGAACTTACAAAGTTGATGGACAAGTACGGCCTGACGTTGTTTGGACGAAACGATAAGCCAAGTGTTGTTGAAGAGGTGAGCCCAATTGACATCATCAAAGCTGGTCGGATCACCCACTCCGAGAATATCGACTTATCAAACGACAAACCCAACTAAAGGGCAAGAGGTTATTGATTTAGCTGATGCAATAGGCATGCCGTTAATGCCTTGGCAAAAATATGTCATCAATGATGCTTGCAAAGTTAAAGATGATGGTGAATGGCTTGCACGCACAGTTGCTTTGCTAATCAGCCGTCAAAATGGTAAGACGACACTTCTTAAATTTAGGATTCTTGCCGGGTTATTCCTTTGGGATGAACGCTTGCAACTAGCTGCTGCACAAAACCGAGATATTGCTTTGGAAACATTCAGATCAGTTATTGAAATGATCGATTCACAGGATTGGTTACAAAGAAAAGTTAAAGCCATCACCAGGGCTAATGGTCGAGAAGAAATAGAGCTGTTAAATGGTTGTAGATACAAAATCATTGCAGCAACACCTGGAAGTGCCCGAGGCTTATCTGCTAACACCATTTACATAGACGAAGCCAGAATGCACAAAACAACTGATGCCTTTGCAGCTCTTGCCTATACCATGCAGGCTGCAAAGAATCCTCAAATGTATTTGACATCAAATGCTGGTGATATTCACTCAGTCTTACTCAACCAGATTCGCCAAAGGGCTATGAACAAAATCGAAAACAACACAGATGACGACATTGCCTATTATGAATGGAGTGCTGAACCTGGATTGAAACTTGCTGATCGTAAAGGATGGGTTCAAGCAAACCCGGCACTTGGTCACACCATCACAGAAAATGTTTTGCAAGCCAGAATGAATGATGATCCAGTTGTTATTCAAACTGAAATGCTTTGTCAATGGGTAAGCACATTTGCATCGCCTTGGAGTCCAGGACATTGGAACGCATGCCAACAAACAAACCTTAAACTCACAGCTGATAGACCAACCTGGATTGGTGTTGAAATAGCACCAGACAGAACATCCTTTGCAATAGTCGGATCACAAATACTTGATGACGGATCAATAGGCCTTGGCTTAATGGATATGGAAGATTCAACAGAACCAATTGACGATCTTAAAATTGCAGACCGAATCGCACAATGGTCACACAAATACCAAACCGAATCGATACTATTAAACAAATTTAGTGGCGACTCGGTAGCTGCAAAATTACGCTTGGCGAGCGTTAATGCAGAAATCATTGCAGGCTCAAAGTATTACCAAGCTTGTGATGAAACCCTAGGTGCAATGGCAGGGGCACGCATAACCCATGCAGGTCAGCCGGAACTGACTGCCTCTGTCAATGCATGTGTAAAGAAAACAACTGAATCAGGTGGCTGGTACATTTCAAGACGAAAAGATGCTGTTGCAGCAATTGCAATGGTGTTAGCAATTCACAAAGCAATGGAACGCAACAATTCAACTGAATTTGGTGTTTTAGTTAGTTAACTATTAACACGCCAATAACTCGGACAGAGTAACATTGTACTTAAATCTATGAGATAATGAAAAGACTATGGGACTATACTCAAAATACTTAAAGCCACAACTAACAGCTGCAATTGCACCATATACTTTTCCAGATAAACCACTTTCAGTTTGGTCACCAGGCTTTGATGGAGTCTCATCAACATTTGTTACAAGACGCGAAGCACTTAGTGTTCCAGCATGTTCAAGAGGCAGAAACGTTATAGTCGGCACTGCAGCATCTTTAGAATTACATGTTAAAAGAAAATTTGATGACTCAAGAGTTGAACCAACACCAACAATAATTTCACAACCAGATAAAAACATGCCAACAGCTGTTGTTTATGGCATGACTGCAGAAAATCTTTTGTTTCATGGTGTTGCATATTGGCAAATTAAAGAAATTGATCCTGCAACAGGCAGACCATCACAAATCAGATGGATTGATGCACCAAGAGTTTCACAAGTACTTGATTCAACAGGTGAAATTGTAATTGGTTACCAACTTGAAGCACAAAGACTTCCAGACAACGGCATCGGATCACTAATTCAATTTACTGGCATTGATCCAGACGGAATTTTAAATCGTGGTGGTAGAACATTAAGGACTGCTGCAGCTCTCGAGCGAGCTGTTTTCAATTACGCTGAAACCCCAACGCCCTCTGTGGTGCTAAAAGCAAATGTTCCAATGGATTCAAATAAAGCAACAGCAATTTTAAACGCATGGAAACAAGCACGACAAACAAAAGGCACAGCATTCTTATCAGATAATGTTGATATGCAATCAGTTGGATTCAATGCAGCTGATCTTCAACTTACAGAAGCAAGAGAATATCTAGCCAAAGAAATCGCCAGGTTAATGAATATCCCGGCATACTATTTGGATGCTGCAACAAACTCAATGACTTACTCAAACGTAACAGCTGAACGCAGAGCACTTTTAGATTTCTCACTACGTCCATTATTAACTGCAATTGAACAAAGATTGTCAATGGACGATGTGACAGTTTCAACACAATACGTTGAATATGACTTGGATGACTTCTTAAGAGGTAATCCATTAGAAAGAGCAGATGTGTACTCCAAACTAATTCCTCTCGGAGTACTCACAGTTGACGAGGCACGCGAGGAAGAAGACCTGGTGAGATAATGGAAATTAAATTTAACAGCGATATTTTAACAGCATCAACATCCAAAAGAGAAATCACAGGAATCATAGTTCCTTTTGGTCGCCCTGGATTCACAAACATGGGCACAGTGGTATTTGAACAAGGATCATTGCAACTAGGTAATGACATCAAATTGTTTGAAGATCATGACATGAACAAAGTGCGTGGCAGAATGATAAGCCACGAAATAACACCAGTTGGAATCATTGGCAAATTTAAAATTGCACGCACATCAGCAGGAGATGACATTCTCACTCTTGCACAAGACGGATTAAAATCCGGATTGTCAATCGGTGCATCAATTGACCAATACGAAAACAAAGAAGATGAAGTTTATGTAACAGCAGCAAAAATTTTGGAAGTATCAATTGTTGATACACCTGCATTTGCTGATGCACAAATAACAGATGTCGCTGCTCAAAAAGCAGACGAAACAGAAGTCACTGCAATAAGCGCAAGTGATGAACAAAACAACCAAACCGAAAGCGAGGTCACTTCAATGGCAAATCCAGAAGAAGTAACTCCAGTGGTCGAAGCTGCGCCAGAAGTTGCAGTGGAAGCCTCTAAAGCAGTAGCAGCACCAGTTGCTTATGCAAAGCCACGCGTTAACACAAACGTTACAGCTGGCGAATACGCAAAAGCACAATTCAATGCATTACAAGGCAACCAAGATGCACGCGATTTAGTTGCAGCAATTGATGCAGCAACCACATCCGAAAACATCGGAGTTGTACCACCAACATACCTACGCGATTTAATCGGCATCATTGATAACTCAATGCCATTTGCTGATTCATTAGAGCAAGGTGTATTGCCTGCAAGTGGAATGAAATTCTACCGACCAATTCTAGGTGCACAAGCCACAACAGCAGTAACAGCAGAAGCAGTTGAATTTGATTCAACCGATACTGCAATTACTTCAAAAGAAATTGACATAGTCAAAGTGGCCGGCGCAAATCGTGTGAGTGTAGAACTCCTTGATAGGAGTGATCCATCTTACTTAGATGTGTTATTGCGTGAACTTGCAGCATCATGGGCTCAAAAAGCAGATGCATACGCATTTTCAATTGCAGTAGGTGCACCAGGAACTTCAACTGGTGGAACACTATACGCAGCAATTGCAGATGGTATTGCAGATTCATACGGCGTACTACGCAAGACTCCTAACAGATTCCTTGCAGACACCGGAAACTTTGCTGAATTGTTAGCAGCAGTAGATGGTTCACAAAGACCACTATTTGCAGCAGCAATGCCACAAAATGCAGCAGGTCTAATGACCCAAGGTTCAACAGCAGGAACAATCGCAGGATTGGGATTAGTTGTTGATCCAAACATTGACACAGGTACAGGCGTTAAAGGCGTTGTTTATTCAAGCGATGCTGCAACCATGTACAAGTCAAGTGCATTCCAACTTCGCACCAATGTCGTTTCGACAGGCGAGGTCGAGATCGGAATCTACGGCTATATCGCTACTTGTGCGAAATATCCAACTGCATTCCGTAATTTGACTGTTGCTTAATTAGCGACCAAAGAGTTGCCTGGCAGGTTAGACCCCTGTCCTGCCAGGTAACACCACACGAAAGGTAAGACATGGCATCAATCATCACACCAGCAGAATTAAGAGCTGCACTAAACGGAGTTTCGTCAACCCTTTACAGTGATGCCACTTTGACTGAAATAATTGATACTGCCGAATCGGTTGTCGGCAACTTATTAGTTAAATGGAACGCACCAATTGACAAACACTATTCAGAAAGTGCAACACTAAGCACATTGCACACAACCAAACCACACAAATTTTACAAAACACAAACAGTTGCAATTGAGGGTGTTGAAGCACACATCAACGGCAACAAAACAATTGCAGAAATCGTCGATGATTTTACATTTAAAATTACAACTACAAGCGCACCAGTACACACTGATTGGCGCAATGTCATACCTAACGGACTTGCAGCTGAAAACGATTTGTCACAATACGCAGATGTTGCACCAGTTGAATCAGCAGTTTTAACAGTTTCATTGGACGTATTCAAAGCACGCACAAGTGCTGGATCAACACAACAAGGCCTTGATTTTGTGCCACAACCATACATACTTGGACGTACAATCCAAAACAGAATTGTTGGAATGCTTGGCGCTTACATTGATGTTGAGGCGTTAATCGGATGACATTAGCAACACTACGCGCAGCACTTAAAACCCAAATCACATCAAACAGCGTTTATTCAGTTGTTGACTTTGGTGCAGAATTTGTTACAACCCCAAGCATTATGATTTTGTCAGCTGATCCATGGCTTGAACCAGTAACCATTGGAAACAACAAAGCATGGCGCGTCAGATACATACTTGAATTAGTTGCAGCACCTAACACAAATCCTGGTGCATTAACGCAACTCGAAACAATGGTTAGCACAGTCTTGCCATTGATAGGACAAACTTGGCAGATACAATCCGTTTCGAGCCCAAGGATACGACAAGCGAATACCAGTGATGTTTATTCGGTTGAAGTATCAATAACTACAATCTACAATCCATAAGAAAGGAAATATATGCCAAGCACAGTAATTACTGGTAGATCCATTGCATTCACATATGACTCTGTGAACTATGACGACCAAATAATCAGTGCAACTGTTACACTAGATGATCCAAACTCAACTGTTCAAACCTTGAATGGATTAGTTGATTATGTAGT